AACAATACTTTGTAGTACCTACTGATGATAGCGGTAATGTAATGACAGAAGATGGATCGCAAACTGATGTTAAAGTTGATACTTCTAAATTAGATGCCAGTGCTGTATTGAAATCACCTAAGAGCAAATACTATGTAGGATACTTAACAGAAGATGGTGTTCCACCTAATGGTAAACCATACAATTTTGGATTAGCATTTCCAAGTAATCCAGTAGATGGACAATTTCATTTAAGAACAGATTATTTTCCAAATAGACTTTTTAGATATAATGGAAGAAGATGGTTGAAAGTTGAAGATAATTTAAGAGCAGAAACTGTAAGTAGTGATAATGCTAATAACCAAATAGGTACTTTTGTTAATAATACTAAAACAAATCAAATAGGTGATAAAACTATTACTGAAAGACAAGCATTATCAAAAGCACTTAAACCAAAGGCAGATAATTAATGAACAAAATTAGACATAATATTGCAGGTTTTATTTTTGCAGGACTTGGACTATATTTTTTATATTTAGATTTAGGCCATATGCATCATGGCCACGGCGGATCAACCCTACTAGGTTTAGGCGAAATGACATGGATGTGGTTTACAATGGCAGTTGTACATTTCTTTTTAAATGATTGCCAATGCAAGACATGTAAAGGTAAAGATTAATGCAACATTTTTACGATGGACAAATAAGAAGATATGTTACACAATTTATTCGTGTAATGAGTAACTTTTCTTACAAAGATGGCGCAGGAACTTTAAGAAAAATACCTGCCACATATGGAAATTTAACCAGACAAGTTGCACATATTATTAGAGATAACAGTGAAAACAAAGTTATTAGTGCCCCTAGAGTAAGTTGTTACATTACAGGTTTAGAATATGCAAGAGATAGGGTGCAAAATCCTTCACATGTTTCTAAAGTTCATTTAAGAGAAAGAGATTACGACGATAACACTCAAAAATACACAGGCGCACAAGGGCCAGGATACACAGTTGAACGTATGATGCCTGTACCTTTTAATTTGCAAATGAAAACTGATGTATGGAGTACAAATACAGATCAAAAATTACAGATTATGGAACAAATACTGGTTCTATTCAATCCTAGTTTAGAAATACAAAGCACAGCAAACTATGTAGACTGGACTAGTTTAAGTTTAATTGAATTATCAAATGTTTCATTTAGCACAAGATCAATTCCACAAGGCACAGAAACAGAAATTGATATCGGAGAACTTTCATTTATAATGCCTATATGGTTAACACCACCTGCAAAAGTAAAACAACTAGGTGTTATTGAAAAAATTGTTATGAGTGTATTTGATGAAACTGGAAGTATTTCAGACGGTGTAATAGATGCCGCCGATCCAATGGCAACCGTTAATGTAACACCAGGAAATTTTGGTTTGCTAGTAATGAACAATACTGCAAAACTTTTAGATCCAGCAGAAGGATTAAAAGAATCAAATCCAGGAGAATTTGAAAGAACAGGAGCACCTGTTAGTTGGTACAAATTATTAGATCAATATCCAGGAAAATTTAGAGCAGGACTTTCAACATTAAGATTAACTAAACCTGATGGTAATGAAATAGTTGCAACAGCAAGTGTTAATCCTACAGACGAAACACAAATGGTTTTAAGTTTTGACAGTGATACAGTTCCAGAAAATACTGTATTGTCTGACTCTATAAATGCAAGAGGAACAGTAGATGCTATTATTGATCCTTTAAAAACAAATCCAAATTACTCGACGTTAGCAACAGGCACACGTTATCTAATACTTAACGACATACACGAACATCTAAAAAATGACAGTAGTGATAGCAATATGAATGCATGGCAAAATGCAGACGGAACAGTTTTACAAGCAGGTGCTAACGATATAATTACATGGAACGGAAGTTCTTGGGAAATTACTTTTGATGCTAGTGCAAATGAAGAACGAACCGATTCTACTCAAGACCAGACCCCTATATATATAACTAATACATATACTGGAGTACAATATAAGTTTACAAATGAACAAGGTACTTGGTTAAAAAGTTATGAAGGTGAATATTTAAAAGGGTCATGGAGACTAGTACTGTAAAAAAAGATATCGTATGTAGTGGAGCATTGTTTTATGCTCGTAACACTAAACGTTTTTTATTCTTAGAACGCACAAAAACAAAAACTATAGGTCAATGGGGACTTGTAGGCGGAATGGCCGAACATAACGAAACACCTTGGAAAGCATTACAACGAGAAATATCAGAAGAAGTTGGAAAAACACCCGTAATAAAAAAAGTTATTCCTTTGGAAATGTTTACATCAAATGATTCCAAATTCTTTTTTCATACTTATCTTGCTATTGTTGATAATGAATTTATCCCTGTGCTTAACAATGAACACAGCGGATATGCTTGGACAAATGTAAATTGCTGGCCTAAACCTTTACACGTTGGTTTGCGTAATACACTTCAAAATAAAGCAATTAAAGAAAAACTACAAACTGTGTTAGATTTAATTGTTTGATAGATCTAAAAAATTATAATCCATTTTAATACCTAAACTTTTTGGCATAATGTTGAAACTCATAGTGATTCTTTCTTGTTCACTAGGTTCACTATCGTGTACCAAATAACTAGGAAATAATACTAATCTTCCTGCTTTGGCTTGCACTGTAAATATTTCATTTGTAAATGGATTGCTTTCTACAACACTTGTTTTAATAAGATAACGTGTTTTATCGTGTTGAAAAAATCTTGTTGGACTATTATCGTCAAAATACAAAACACCACTTAATAAACTATTGCTGTGATAATGTGCATGAATAGAACCACCGGATTTTGTTTCTGTAGAAGGAGCATATTTGTTTGCCCACATCTGCGTAATCCAATAGTCTTCTTTTCTCCAACCTATTAATTGTCCAAAATTATTTGCATGTTCCAATATGTCTTTTACTGTACTTTGCATAAAATCTTGTTTATGTAAGTCGTCTTCACTTTGAAGAAAATTATCTCCTTGTACCCAATTTACTTTTTCAATATCAGGCAAGTCTATTTCTGTAGTAGCAATTGGAACAGGGAAGATACCAGTGATGTTCATTTCATTCAGCATACTAATAATTATCTGATAACTACACTAGTAATGAGTAAACTGAAGATTAAATTTACTAAACCACCCGGACCAATTAACACAATGACTAACCAGCAAGTGGTTATGGATAAATTTTCTGATTGGGATAAGGTACCACCTCCAATGCCTGCCACTAAGATGGTTCCAGATTGGTTCAAAAAAACAAAACCTTTGGCCGGGCCAATTGACAGTATGCCAACAATAAAGAAATGTCCACCTTTTCTAGATGCAATTACAAGTGGATATATTATACCTTTTTGTAGTACATTGACTATAAAGTATAATAGAGATAAACTAGTTACTAAAAAAGGTGCAGGTAGTATGTTTTGTAGTTCACATGCTGTAGGACAATTTGATAAATCTCCATGGAAAGACAAACCAGTTTTAAAATTTGCAAGTCCTTGGATTATTGAAACACCTGCAGGTTGGAGTACATTTTTTACACATCCTCTTAATGTATCAACAGAACATTATCAAATGCTATCAGGAATAGTTGACACAGATACTTATAGAGTCCCTACTAATTTTCCTTTTTTGCTTAATGTACAGCCTGGAGAAGAATTTGATTTAACAACAGAAACTCCCATGATTCAATGTATACCATTTAAAAGACAAGAATGGGAAATGGAAGTTGGTACTACAGATTGGACAGAATGGGATACCCATCAAAATGTTTTAGGTTCTGCTGGAGACGAAGCATACAAGAAAAATTTCCATATAAAGAAAAAATTTAGTTAATTATTTTTTACTTCAGTAATTTCTATATTACCACGTGCTTGTTTAATATCAAATTTAATTTTACTTCCAGCAGGTTGCACGATTTGAACATCTACATCATCTACTTTTACTAAATTAATTAATATATCATATCGTTTGCGTTTTTCAGGATTTTTTAAAATCTCGTATGCATCAGATACTTTTTTAAACATAGATTCATCACCACCTTTATCAGGATGGTATTGCATACTTTGTTTTTTGTACGCATCTTTTATTTGTGTTGCTGTTGCACTAGGAAGAATACCTAGTATATTATATAAATTATCTTCTTGTGTCATAGAGCAGGTCAATTTCTGATATTGATATTTTACCATCTACAAAAGTACTGTCTTCACCGTATTTTATAGGTTTCACACTAATTTTTCCGCCTCTAATATTTGGCATTATCTCTACTGTATTTCTTGGAATAATCAAATCGTAGTTTTCTGCTGTAAGTGATGCATTTAAATCGTCTTTATCTTTTGTAAAACTTAAATGAAAATCTAAATTACTTGTTGCTACACGTACTTGCTCTGTAAAAAAAGGACCCATAGTAAAGGCAACAAATTCGTTAGTATTGTTGACTTCGTATACGCCTGTTGTGTAAAACTTTTTTATCATGCTCATACTACTATTTATAAGTTCTTATACCATTTACTTAGGTAGTCATAATGGTTGTCTAAGTCACGCATTATTCGATCTATACGGTGTGTTTCTATATCTACATAACTTTCTGCATACTTGAGATAATCATCACTTAAAAATGAAAGATTTTTTCCATAAAAATCACTACCAAATAGCATTTCAAACCACTGTCCTGTGTGGAACATACTTGTTATTCCTGGTATAAACATACTATCTTTAGGAGCAGGAACAAACTTATCTAGACGTTGTTTTGCAGTATCTGGTAATTCTTTTTCTGTAACATCACGCCAGAACTGTGTGTCTTTTCTATTTGCAAATTTATAGTGTGCAAATATAAAATCTCTAATCTCATAAAACATTTTTAACCATTCATTATTAACATAGTTTAAATTATTTTGAGTCCATTGGCCATCACTATGTCTTAAACTTTCTACTAAAAATTCTACTGCTTTTGTTGTAAATGTTATTCCTGTTGCTTCTAATGGTTCTACAAATCCACCACTTAATCCAATCGCAACGACGTTATCATGTGCTATACCTTCATGTGTACCTATACGCATATCTAAATGATTTGCAGGTGCATCGTACTCACCAATTGTTTCACGTAATTCTTTTTCAGCATTTTCTTTTGAACAGTATTTGTCACTATAAACATATCCATTACCAATTCTTTCAAATGTAGGAATAGTCCAACGCCAACCGTGTTTCATTGTTGTTGCTTTTGTGTATGGATGACATTCTTCTTGCGGATTTTTATATTGAGTAGGAATAGCAACTGCACTATTACAAGGCAGGTTTTCGCTTTCATCTATCCATCTTACATTTAAAGTTTTCTCTAACAGTAAACTTTTAAATCCACTGCAATCTACGTAAAGATCTGCGTTATACTCAACACCTTCTTTATCTCTTAAACACTTTACACCTTGTTCAAATGTGTCTACTTCTACTATTTCTGTATCAACTATATCCACATTTTTTAATTGTTTTTTAATTGCCTCTCCTATTTTATGTGCATCAAAGTGAACTGCGTCCCAACTAGGAGTAATAAATCCGTGTGTAAAATCCATACCGTGATTAATTTTAGGACTTTTATTTGCTTTTGCTATTCTATAACTTTGCAAAAAATCAAAAAATTGTTTTTTGCTTTTGCTCATCCAATATATAAACGTTGGCATTTCGGGTCCTAGTAAAAATGTACCATAGTCGTCATTATCAACAAAGTAAGGTTTGTCACTCCAACCAGTAAATTCTACTCCAAGTTTGTAAGTTGCATTTGCATCTTTCATCCAATCAATTGGTTGTAATCCACACTTACGTAAAAATTCTGTTGTGTAAGGTTGCGTTCCTTCACCAACACCTATTATTCCTACTTTACTACTTTCAATTAGTAAAATTTTTACTCCATCAGGTATTGATGATCTTAGGTATGCGGCAGTTAGATATCCGCTTGTGCCTCCACCTAGTATACAAATTGTTTTTATCATTTTATCTCCGCATAATTGAAGTGTTCTTGATTACCTAACTTGGTTGGTAACATATTAAAACTAAGAGTATAACGGGGTTTAGGAGTTATATTCTTTTCACTTCTATGTTCTATGTAACTTGGCCAAATAATAAGTTTATTAGGTTCTGCCTTGCTACTAATTCTATCAGTTAAAAACGGACTATTTCCGTCTCTAGTGACACTAATGGTGTTACGCATTTTACTTATCGGATTATAAAACTCTGTACCACCTTGATCGGGTGTACTATTAAGATAATAAACACCACTTAATAAACTATTAGTGTGTGTATGCGGTCCTATGCTTTGGCTATTGCTAAACTTATTCATCCACATACTTGTAATGTATAAGTTTTCAGGTTTATATCCTATTTTGTTACAGTAATCAATACCGCAGGCAATAACTTTATCACATAGATTTGCAAACTGTACATCATCTTGCAAGTTTTGTTTAGAAATTTGATACATTGGAAACTCTTCAAAACCTTGTTTATGATTATTCCAATCCACTGCATTAATTAAATCCAGTATTTCTTGATCGGTTATATCCAGTTTAAATTCTACAAAACCTGTAGGAAATAAACCAATCGTTTTAGATTCCATAATGTCTACCTCTCGATCTTTTTCCTAAATTTTTTAAATTAAATGTATAAGGTATTACAACACGTTCTTGCAGTTCAGATGTATTAGTGAAATTATTTTGTCCTGTCATATGTGGTATATCACTACGGAAAATTACACACTGTCCTGTTTTTGCAGGAATATAATATTCTCCTTCAGTATTAACTGTACGTTCTATAAAATCTGGTTGCCATGCTTTCCATTTAATATCCGGTTGTAATAAACCTAAAGGAGCAGAGCCTTCTGGTGCATGTAAGTAATATACTGTGCTTAATAATGTGTTTGCATGTATATGAGGTTTGTGTGTACTTGCACCGTTTTTACTTAACACTGCCCAACTGTTTGCAATAAAAACATCTTCTTGATCGACATCCCAACCTATCTGTTCTGAAAAATTACACACTTGGTTAATAAGCCATTTGTTTAATTGTTCTAATTCTTCATATTGATGTATAGTTCCGTCGGTTACAAATCCTAAATCTTCTCCGTTGTTTATACTTTGATCTTGTTCTAATTTTCTTATCAAAGAATATATATCTTTATGGTCATTACATTGGTCTGCAGGTCTATCTGCAATTCCAACATTTGTCGGCCATATAGAATTAACTTGCATTACAAAAATTCCTTAAGATCTTTTTCAAAAAATATTCCTTTATCGTAATATCCATCGTAGCGTTCTTTAGCATAAGGTCCGTTAGCATCAACATAATGTAAAAATACTTGACCTAATTTGTAGTCTTCAATTTCACATTTGTTACGCCAATGCATAACTTCACAACCTTTATATAAAACTGCATCACCGTCATCTAAAAATACTTCTTCATCTTCAATAACAATTGGCCAGTTTCCTTTTCTATTGTCGCTTAACTTTAAAGTTAAACTATACTCACATGCAGGTCTATCCCTATGCTTAGGCATAGCATTTCCTGAAGTATACAAACGTGCATACGTGTATGTTGGAAACAATGTTAAACCTGTAAGATCCTCTACTTTACTATGCATAAATTTTAAAAATGCATCAAATGTCAAGTCTCCGCTTCTTGGACCTAAACAACCAGGAACCATTTCGTCTCCTGTCTTTGCTTGTGGATCTCCTTCTTTAATATAAACCTTAGTGCTAAATTCTAAGTATTCATACAAGAAATGTGCTGTTTCGTTACCAATAAAATTTTTTATTAATGTATATGGTTTCATTATGTTATATTCTCTCTTTTCTTCCTTAACACAAATATACCCAAACCATTCCAATAATCGTCTGGATCTTCTCCAGTAGTTTCTAGATGTTTTTCAAACAGTATTTTGTATTCCTTTTCTTTTATGTGTTCTTGTGTAGCATTCTTAATTTGCACCCAATTCCAATCGTCCATTATTAATACAAACGTCTCTTCAAACTTATCAAAATATCTATTTAAAAAGTTTTTTGTTTGTTCGTATGTATGATCTCCATCATAGAATACTATATTACTAGTATGCGGTATTTTTGTCAAGTCTAAACTTTCCACAGGTTCATCAAAACCTAATACTCTATTAATTCCTTTTACTTTGGCCATATTTTGTTGAAATATTTTGAGAGGATTACCGTCTTTTCCTTTCCAACCATCTACTTCACGCATAGGTTCTATATCATTTGTATGCCAACTATCAATACATACTGCTTGTATATTGTTACCTTCTAAAGCACTACAAAATGTTGCACCATGCCATGTACCTATTTCTAAATACCTAATATCCTTTGTTTCACATAAATTATTTAAAAAATGTTTTATTTTATGACTTGTCAATCCTTCTATTTCTAAAGTGCTGTCAGATAGTTTACTATTACTATCCATGCTTTTTTCAATTGCACTATTAATTGCACTTACAAATTTGTTTTTTGTTTTTGCACTTACTACATCTTCACAGTAATGACATTTCCAACAATTAAATTTACAATTTTTGATTTTTTCACGCCAAACTTTTATTGGTTTATTATCTAAGTCGCCTACTTGAATAAATTCATTGAAGTTATCAAATAGAATTTCTCGATCGTTTGCAAATCTTTCAACTAGATCTACTGTTTCCCATAATCTGTCAATTGATTCCCTTCCGTGCATTTTAAACACATCAATACCTGCATCCATAAGTTCAACCCAGTCTTCTTTCCATGGAGTAAAGTTTGCAACTTTTAATTGTGCCGCTGGATCCATTGCGTCCCATCTAGGACAAGTTGGTTTAGAAATAGGATCCATAAAATATGTAGGAGACATTGACTCTTGTCTACTAAAATTAAATTCAAAGTGTTCATCTTGTACAGGACAATTACCCCAACAACCTTCATTTGCTAATAAACTTATTCTAAAGTCAGGACATATATTTTTTCTAACGTATTCTTTTGCTTCTTTTATTTCTAGTAATTTGTCTTTATCACGCATTAAATCTCTGTCTAAATTTACATAATAAAAACCTGCTTCAGCAAGTTTAACAACTTCATTAGCACGTTGTACATTACGTAAAATTGTATTCTTTACACGTAGTTCTGGATAAACTTTTTGTATTGTTCCTTGTAACATCCACATAGTATGAGGTAATGTAGCAATACGTACTCCTCCTTCATATAATGGAGCAAAATTTTTTATCCAAGTTTGTAAATTTTGTGATGTTGGTGGCACATTTATATTGTTAAATGTTGCACTGACAGGAATGCCTAGTATTTCTTGTATTTGAATTGCATTCTCGCTAATTGCTCCCCAGTCTCCTTGATGAAACACGTCGCCCATTGCATCTTGGCCAAACGGAGGTATACGACTTGTAAAGTAAACATCATAGATATACTTTTTGTGTTTTTCTAAAAAGGGTATGAACCTATTAGTAAAACTCTCGTAATCAAGTTTTGGATTTAGGGGAATCGAGAAGTTTTGCATTTGTTTGTACGGTATCCTCAAGTTTAGGAACAATATCCAAATCTTTATTTTCTTTTAACATGCCAATCAATTTTTGTTCAACATCTTTTTCGATAGATACCACTCCAGTTTCAAACTGTTTTGTATATTCCAAAGCACCTCTAAGAATTTTTTCCTGATCTTCATGAGGCATGTGCATAATACTCTCTAAATTACCTGGTTGAATCTTGCCCATGGCCAGCATTTCCATTGCTGATTGTTTTCCCATACGTGAAATCCAATATTCTCTTTCTTTTCCTTCTATATCATTTTTCATTTCTAACATAGCAGTTTTATTTGGCATGAACTTTTTAAACTGTTCCATAAATCTTTCACGTTCTTGAATAATTTGACTTATTCTACGCTGATTTCTTGCCAGGTGCAATTCAAACTCTTCAATTTCAACTTCTAGTAAGTGTCTTTTGGCAGGAGATTCTTCAGACTCTAATTCTTCTTTTTTGATGTTAATTTCTGCACGTTTTTTCTTATCGTCATATGTTCTATCTTCAATTGATTGTGTTCTATGCTCAATCTCAATTAAACACTGTTTGGCTTTTCGCCAATCTGTAATATTATTTTCAACGATGTAACTGCCCATTTGATAATGACTATATGCATAATCAAAATCTAATGAAAATTTAATAATATCTTCGTTTGATAAATCGTCAGACATTTGTTCTCCTAATATTAATAATATTAGTTATCTGTTATTTTTCTGTTATTAAAGAGAACTGAATAAAGATCTAGCAGGAGTTTCTTCAATACCTTCGAATCCATAATTTAATTCGAGATATTTTTGGGCAAATCTTTGTAATTGTTCAACTGTAGAAGCATTTGCTATTTCTTTACGTAACTTAATACTTAAACCTAATACTTTAGATACTTTATTTTGATATGCTTCATTGTTTTTGATAATAGACTGTGCCAAATTAGCAACTGTAACACCTTTTGCACTAGCAAGATTACTTATTAATATGCCAGCACTATTGTTGTTTACATATTCTTTTGCCTGTGTATATTGTAAATCCCAAGTTTCTTTATCAACTGGTCCTCTATCAACATCTATTTTAGTGTAGGCACTTAAGGCAAAAGTTGCAATTTTTCCTGTGATCCATGCTTTGTCATATTTGCAAATTACTTGTTGCTCTTCGCTAGTCCAAGGAAGTTTAGTTTTTGTCCAAGTGTTTCCTTCTGGGTCAGTATCTTTACCAACGTTAGAAATCTTAGTAGGTTTCCATGTATCTGATACTCTACCATCTTGGTCACAAGTCCAATATTCGTTGTATGATTTCATAGAATTCATAACACCGTTTTCAAACTCTTCATCATTAAACTGTACAGCATAAATGAAACTTGACCAATCAATATATTCTAAGTTTTTTTCATCTATATCTGCAACAATACCACCTTGCTCTGCTTTCACAGTTTTAATGTACCCGTTTTCTTGTTCTCGTCCAAAATATAATAGTTTCATAATTAAATCCCTGTACTAAAGCAACCACCTGATGAACATCCTGGTTGTCCTTTTGGTTGTAGAGCACCTTGACCAGCGTTTCCGTTACTCATACTATCGTTTGAATATGTAAGTTTCCAACTGTCGTTAGCCTGACCGTTTGAACCCTGCCACATACCAATTGAGTATCCAGCATCTTGTCCCATCATCATGTTATGCTCACCTTGTGAGTTCTGTCCGTTCGGGAAGTTACCAATTGTACCAATCGAACTATCATTACTTGAATTAACTTTTTCAAGGTTTCTGTTGTTGTTTGGTGGACCAATGTAGTAGTAACCATACTTACTTGTTAATCCTTTTGAGTGTGTACCTTGTGTACCAAACATACCACTCCATGATTCTGTACTAAACGAAATCTTTCTGTGTGTACCATTCCAATGATAACCTGCAGTTTGACTCCATGCCGCTCCAACATAGTCTGAACTTAGACCGGAGTTGTTTACGTTTGTACGCATAGTTTCTGTAGAGTGATTCATAATGTCTGTGTTAGCACTACCACCACCTGTAATAACTGATTTAACATTGTCTTCGTTACTAACACCGTGGTCGTTTCTTCCTGTTGACATGTTCAATGAACTGTTGTTGTAACCTTTTGAACTGTCATTTGTCATGTTAAACGCCCAACCTCTGTTAGAGTTAGTTGGATAACTTGGATCGTTACCCCAAATCCAACCAGTAACATCACTAAATCCACCGTCCAAGTATGTACCTGGTTGGTTCATTATGTTACCTAGGTTATTTGATGTGTCATTTGACATGTTTGTTCTGTTAACGTTTGACCATGGAACTGAACTCTTATATCCACCTGCCATGTAACCTCTGTTAATAATAGTTCTATATCTCCAAGTAGTTCTACCTTTGATGTTAAATGTAACATCGTCAGTTGCTGGAAATTGTGCATCGTCTGTAACTTGTATTGTTACTGAACCTGTTCTATCATACGCTCTGTTCAACCAACTGTGATTAATTGTACCACTAATTAAACCTGAACTAGTGTTTAAACTTAAACCGTTACTGAATAATCCTGTACTATCTGAAGTGACAGAGTATGATAATGTTTGTCCAGGATCAGGATCATTAGCAGTAATCTGAATACTTGTAGTACCATAAGTTGAGTCTTGTGTTGTACCATCATCACCGCCTGGTAATGTACCTGTTGTTGGTGAAGTAATTGTTGGTGCATTGTTTTGTAAAATTTCAATTGAGTAAATTACATCTGTATTTGTGTTACCGTTTGTACCTACTGAAGCCATTCTAACTGTAAATGTTTTAGTTGTTGTACTAGGAACACTTGGTAATGTACCTGAAATTACACCAGTAGCACTGTTAATACTTAATGGTCCACCTTGATCTGTAAATAAACTTCCTGTATCAAGTACAATACTGTAAACTATTGTATCACCATCTGGATCTGTTGCAGTTACACTTGTAATATTAACTGCTGAATTTTCTGAAAAACTACCCAACGATCCTGCTGGAGTGTTTGGATTCGGAGCATTATCAACTTCAAGTCCTCTTGGTAATGTAGTTTTACTACCATTAGATGCTGTTAACTCAACATTGTATCTGTCTGCTGTTAATCCTGAGAATATACCAACACCTGTTGTAATTTGTAGTTCTTGTTCACTAACATAAGTTACTTGGTTTGCAGGAACTGTTACACTACCAATTTTTACTGTTGTAGGATTAGTAAATTTGTCACCTAATATTTCAATAGTTGTGTCTACATCTGGATCAAATATGTTTGGTGTAATACTAACAATACTTAAACCAGCACCGCCTGAAACTGACCATTCTGTACCATCATAAAATTCAATTGTTTTTAAGGTAGTGTTGTAACGTAACATACCCTCAATTGTTTCTGTAGGTCTTTGGTTAGTTGCACCACGTGCCAGTACCATTGCATCAGTACCCATAAATCCTGCTTTAATAAACTTGGATACTGCACCTTCTGTTGGAACTGCATTATCTGAAGCATCAGTTAAGTTAGGATCAGTACTAAATTCGTTAATTGTAGCACCTTGTTTACCTGCTGTAATCGAACCAAGTTGTAGTTCGTTCAAACCAGTTAAGTCAAATTCTTCTGATGAAAGTGTTGCTCTACCAGTTGCCTGTTCAACCTTGAAGTAATCACCAACCCTAAAGTTACCATCTTGGTCAGTGGTTACGTAGAATACTCTACCACCGTTTTGCGATTTTGTTTCATCTTCTTGACTTGGTTGCTGTGTGTAGTCTGCTCTAATAATAACTGGATAGTTAGTATCTGCAAATCCACCTGTACCAATATCTAAGAAGTCATGTCCTGTCATACGCACCTGTGAAAATGCTTCACGGAATACTATTCTAGAACCTTCTTCTGGTGTTTTGTTACTTGGAATTTTCGGATCAAGTGCAATACTTGCCGTACCATAATTTGTTTTTGCAGGAGCACTTGATTTACCAATGTTAATAATATCAATAACAATCTGTGCTAGTGCTTGTGCTTTAGTGTCACCGCCAGATTCTGCATTAAATGCCGGCTCTGTAACTTGTGATATAGCACCACGTACTGTTGCTGGTGCAGTTTCATTAATTATGTTACCTAAAATAGTTTTTAAATATCCTAGTGCGGCCACTGTTTCTGTTTTTTGTACAGTAATTGCATACACACCTGATGGAGTATCATAGTATGCGTAACCGGCGTCAATTGATTCACCGTTAGTATCAAAATCTAAATCATGTAAAATAGCATCAATTACTAGTAATGTATCTGTTCTACAACGTTCTCTATTGTAAACTAATGATGGATAAGTTGCATCTACATATTGCACAACTTCTTCTGCTAAGAATGCCTTGTTTGCGTTTACAAGTGCATACGTGTTAGGGAAATTATTATTTGCAATAGTTGGTGCTTGGAAATTACTTACACCAATAATAAAGTAAGTTTGACTGTCATCGTCAATAAATCCAACTGATCCTGGTTTAATTGTTCTAGTCAATCCGTCTACATTGAAACTAATACCAGTACCAATACTAGCAAAACCATTTCTTGTTGCTTTGATTGCCGCAAATTTGTTAGTTGGTGAGTTGTCTACAACACCATTGGTATCTGTTACAGTTAAAGCAACTGTGGCTGGACCCATATCATGGAAAACATAATCTAATACTGTTGCATCTTCAATTGTAGGAGAACCAATTGTAATATAATTGTAGTCACTTCCTGAATCTGCTAGTGTACCAAATGATGTACCAGTACGTGCAAAGTTAAAGAAACCTGCATTGTTACCATTGGCTTGTCCTGCCATAACCAAGTTAACACCGTCAACGTCAACTGATTTTAAATCAATACCTGAACCGTTATCTGCAAGTTCTCTCGTAAATCCATGTACACCTTTTGAATCAAATCTAGTTATAAGTCCGTTATATATTCCTGATCCTGCTGATGTTTCAATTGATCCAACAGCATAAACTTCATCACCTAATGGTGTAACACCTGTGTAACGTCCTGTTTTTAATGAAGCATACTGTTTCTGCCAGTTTACTGTACCATCTAAGTTAAGTCTTGATACAATTGGATTGTTATATGTGTTCACAGTTGGTTGTGATCTCATGCTAACATTTTCACCGTTCTGGAATGAACCGCTAGTTATGTTTACATCAATAATATGCTGATTACCTGTAACACCTTGGTTAGCAACAACAGTTGCAATACCATTACCGCTACTGAATAAACTGTATCCTACGGTAATATTTGCATCTTGATCTAGTGTTGCACCACCTGTATCTAGGGCAATTCTAGTAGATCCACCTTGACCACCACCAACGTTTACGTTAGCAACTGTTGTTGGTGTAGTACCACCGTATGTTAATTGTGTTAAATTATAGGCATATGATGTTACTGAACGTACATATTGTCCGCCTACTAAGAAATATAATCCATCTTCGCCAGTGTTATCAAATTTAAAGTCAAACATTGTAAAGTCACCGTAATGAT